ATCCATGGCACTCTCATCATCGTTAAAACCTGTTTCGTGCAAATACAAATAACTCTTAGATGAGTCTTTGCCTGATGCCACTGGTTTATTCTCTATACCAGCATCTAGCCAAGCGTATCTAATCAAAGTTCCTATACTCCAAAGGTTCTCTTCGTAGTTGTAGATTACATATCTTGATATTTCGCCTGTACCATCTTCTAAAGATGGATAGAAAAACCATACCTCTGAAAATTCAGTGTTAGTAGAAACGTGACATTTGTAGGCTTGAGCTCTATCCAGATCAGAAAAGACATAATCTTGTACTGAGCATGGTAATTTTTGTACAGAGCCATTGTAAAAATAAAATGCGTTTTTTGACATAAAAAACACACCATTTGGTGAGTTCACAGCAGCTTTAGGTCCTATAAGACCAGCACCTTCATTTATTAGATTGACTGAAAAGGTCAAAGGAGGACCTATAAAAGCCATGCTATAAAGACTTGTATCAGTCCAAACCAAAACCTCTTGCCTAGATTTTAAACCACCTACAATAGTAGAGCCACTAGACAGTCTGACATCACCAGCACTGTTTGTGGTTAAAGGCTCGAACTCAAGAGCATTTTCTGAGTCGCTAAAAGCTATCAACATAGGGTCAATACTTCCTGTTCTTGAACCACTACTGATAGGGTCTGCACCTAGAACTATTAGATGCCTGTCTGTCTCAGAAGTAATAACTTGCAGACCTTTGGTTGGCACTAAATTAGCTCCTGTGGTTCCTGATAGGCTTACAGCTCTAGTTGATAAACCATCATTTTCTACCCATCTAAAGATGCTACCACCTCGTGGATTTATTATTAAATCTTCTCCAAAATTATCATGTGTCCATAGTCTTAATTGACCAGTATCAGTAAGAGCAGAAGTAGAGCCATAGCCACCAGCACTCCAAGCTCCTGAGCCCCAACCTGTGGCTTGTACAAACACATCAAGTCCAGAGTTTATTTGATAGACACCATCAACGCCTGAGCCACCATTACCACTATCACTGCTATTTGCTGTGACAGTAGTGCCACTTGTATCTACAGCAGTAAAAGTGTAAGTGTTTGCATTGGGAACACCTGTAATTTTGTATTCTTGGTTAAGAACAGCAGCTGTTATATTACCACCCAATGTAGCAGCACCTGACAAAGTAACGAAATCGCCTACAACAGCACCATGAGTTGAATCTGTTGCTGTAATCACTGATGAACCATCAGTTGCTGAAAAAGTTATGCCATCAGTAGTTGTAGCCCTAATAGGTGTTATGTCATTGTAATTGTTACCACTGTCTATGTAGTATTTTGATGTTGTGCCAACTCCTAAATATCTAGTGCCACCTAGAGAAATCCAACTGTGCAAAGCTCTTGGTGTGTCTTGTATAATATCAGAGCTTTTTTTTGTCCAACCACCTAGTTTTTCTACTCCACCCTTTCTAAACCTGACTAGGTTTCCATCAACCCAACCATTTTCATTAGCATAGTCAGTTTGCTCTTTGTTGATTCCCGGCTTAAATGTAAATTTTGTCAGTGGCATTGTCTAACTCTACCATTTCAAAATTAAGTTTAAGCTATTCTTATGATGGCAGCTGTAGCACTGGCTGCTGGAAAGACGACTGTAAAGTCACCAGCTGTACTTGTCTTATCTCCTCCGAAATCAATAGCAGCTATCGCTTTGTTTCCATTAGTGCTGTTATATAATAAACAACCTCTGGCAGTAACTGTAGCTGTGCCAAAAGTTAAATCTGCAAAATCTACTATAGCTGTAGTGCCTGACGTACTAGGTGTCACATTAGTTAGAGCATTACCACCAGCAGTATAGTTTGTACCAGTCACTTGACCAGTAGTTACATAAACTGTTGTTCCAGCTCCTAATGTTGCAGAGGAGGTGTACAAAGCCAATTTAATGGAGTCTGCTCCATTTGTAAGGTTGTGTCCTTCTACAAGTATCTCTTGTTTAAAACTCGTGGTTATTGCTGATGTAATCGCCATTTTTAAAGCTCCTTTATTATATTAGCCATGTCATCATGACCTTGTTGCCTTAATAAATTCACATACGTCACATTTTTAGAATTTATTGCATTCTTTATAGAGTGTAAGATTACAGTATAAACTTGATTTTGAAAAGCCAAAGCCTGTTGTTTTACATGCTCTGGTGCATCCAAAGAAACTTCACATATTTTCTTAGTAGCTTGCTCTGCCCAAAACTCAGGGTCATGTCCTTTGTTTTGTGTGGTATGCACACCTACTTGTCCTAATTTTATAAAACTATCTGTCATCCTTTGTATGGTTCAGGTGGTTCTTCTTCTTTGTGCAATACTAATCCATGTTCTGCTAACTTCTTATCTATGTCTTGAAATGGTTCTATTATCCACTTGCCTTCGTGTGGTACAGCGACTAATGGTTTGTCTAATCTATGAAAACCATAAAGTCTGTCAGTTGCTACAACATTAGAATCTAACACTGTCGATCTAGCACTAACACCAACTATTATGTCAGCTTCCATACACTTGCATATCCAAAACTCAACGCAAGCTCTACCAGCTTCTGCAAAGTGCATATTCTCTTTGTAAGAAAAATCTATGCCATACAAATCGAGAGCACCTACCTTGTTGTAAAGAGCAAAGGCTATGGCATACGCTACTGTGTTGTTTAGATAGGCACACTTAGTAGCATTGCAAACTTCTTGTATTGGATATACCACAGCACTAGGCACTCGCTCATCTAATTCACAGGTGTAAATAGGATAGTCAGCTGTTGGCAAAATTCTTGTCAAAGCATTGGTTTGTTTACCAGCATCATTGCTGTCAAAAAATCTGCTTGCTGGGTCTAACATAAACATTCTGTCTGTTCCATATACAGCTGCTGCTGAATTTATTGTCCAGACTTCATCCCATGTCTTGCCATTCTGTAAACCAACAGCAAAATCAACTTGTGATATGCCAAGTCCAACTAAGGCAACTCTCTTGCCTTCTAATGATTCAATGGGTTGCATTAAGATACACCAGTTCGCAACTGATCGTATCTGTATTCATCTCGTGTGCCACGACCTTCAGATAAGTTTTTCATTCTGCCTACTGCCTCCTTAAATCTAGCCTCAAATTGACCAATGACATCAGGGGGTTCTTTCAGAAAGACAGCTCCTTCTACTAAAGTACCATACAATAAAGCATCAGGATAATCGCTGCTAAGTATTGTTGTACCACTGTCACTACCACTCGTTAAAGAGGCTGGTTTATACAAATAATGTAATTCAATAGTATATGCTGAGTCTGGAACTGGAGCAAGCTCAAAAGAAGTATCATCAAACTGAGAATAATATTTTGGTTGTCCATTTGCAGCAGATGATGGTGCATATTCTTTAATAAAAGATGGGTGTTTAAAGTCTAAATAGTCGTATGTGTTGCTGTTTATTACAGCCAAACTAAAGGGTGCGTAAAAATCTGTAGGTGTTGCTAAAAATCTATTATCGACAGTAAGTGATGCCTGTACGTTTTTTCTTTGAAAAGGCAGTTGCACTAAGCTAAATATTCTATCTTCTGACTCTTGTATAAATCTTGGCAGTTGATTTGTAAATGCTGTTTCAGAAACTTGTAAGTAGTCTTGTACAGCTGTTTTTAGTGTAGATAGTGTAAAACTCATGTTGTTACTGTGACTGTTCCTATGCTTGCTGTCAATCCAAATGAAGTGAGCTGTGTGCCCAATTTACCATCACCAACATTGGTATATACAGTAAAAAAATTGTTTGTTTCTTTGCTTTCTATTCTTGCATCTCTTATGGCTTCAGGGTCTACTGGTGATGGTTTAGGCATGAGTTGTGGATGTTTTGCATCCCACTGGTCTTTACCTACCAATAAGCCATCCCAAGTTCTTCTAAGGTCTTTATGTTTATACCTGAAACCAGTTAAATCACAGATTCCATAAGCATTTTTGTTAGAAGCAAAAGCCATTATGCGTTGTTATAATTTCTTAGATTAGGTGATATGTGAAAAGAACTTCTTTCTTCATCTTGAGACAGTGCTCTGTCAAATTCTTCGTCATATATCGCTTTGAGCTGTCCTGTAAGTTGAGGTGCTCTTTTCATAGAAATGTAGTATGCAAGCCCAGCTGTGAGACATGGAAAAAATCTGAAAGGCATATCCATGGTGTTTGTAGCTGAATCAGCGTCATCCATTCTAGTAAGCACATTTAAGTATAAAGTGTATGTGCTAGATTTATCAGGCACTGGATAAACAGTTATTGTTGGAGAAAGCTGTTTATTGATAAAAAATTGGTTTGGCTTGCCTTCACTGGTTTTGTTGGTGACATGTGAATACTGAGCTCTACTTAATCTGCTTAGTGGTATGTCAGTGGTTTCTGAACCAGTTGTTTCTCTTATAAATACATCTAAGACATCAATAGGAGCTGTAGAATTAGTGCTGTCTATATTGTAGGTAGCAGAGGATTTAACCATAGCAACTGTTTTTTCTGTCACAGTCCATTGATTTAGACCCCTATTTGCCCACTCAGCTAACATGATATTTAAGCTTCTAGTGGCACTTTTCAGGTCATAACCAGTTCTTAACTCTATACCACACCTCTCAAAAGCTTCTTCTATATATTCTGCAACATCAGGCTCAAAATTTTTGCTACTACTTGTCGCCATTACTTTCTCTTCTTAGCCATGATGCTTTTCTCAATAGTCTTAGCTTGTGCTGCGTGCATTTTTGCTGCTTTTTTAAGCTGTTGTACCATTTTTCTTTTCTGTGCAATAGTTAATTCAGCCATCTTTACTCCTCTTCATTATACAGATTATTAAATGTAATGTTTGGGTCCATATAACTCTCATGTTGTTCTGCTGAGTGTGTCCACTGTGAAGGCATAAAGTCTGGAGCACCTTCACCTACTCTCCATAATGCTGGGTTTGTTGCTCGAACCCTATTGTTGGGTAAGGCTACAAAGTTACCAGTATATTCACCAGCATCTGTTAAATATAACACATGTGACTGTTTATGTTGAGCTGGGTCATCAGCTATTGAATTATCAGTGTAATCTACTGTAAACATATATTTGCCAGTGTAAAACTCTCCACCTATTTTGCATATCCAAGGAGAAGAACTTACTCTATCCATAACCACCACTGAGTGGTGATGGCTTAAACAATCCCATGGTTGAGCTAGATGGTCTTCCATTGGTTCAGGAGATTCATCTAGTGGTATATCAGCCACGAGTGCTTGTATAGGCATCCTAGCCCACATAGCCCCACCATGGACATTAGGAGCATCTTCCATGTCATCTATTTCACACCCAGTAAAAACCACTTGAAATGACAAAGACCTGTCTGGCAAAGTATTTACTGCTATAGCTAAAGCATGTAAATATTCGCCATGATAGTCAACATGGTTTGCTGTAAATTCTTTTCTGACCCAGCATTTAAACTGGGGTATGTTTGATATTAAATACGCCACAATATTTAATCCTTATAAATTATTTAGATTGTATAGTCGCCACCTCTTATAGCTGCTCCCATACCTCGTGCAACACCTCTTTTTTTCATGGTTCCACCTTTAGACATATACTTTGTACCTTTGCCTTTAGCCATACCACCTTTAGCCATGTACTTAGTACCTTTACCTTTGGTCATACCACCTTTTGCCATGTACTTAGTGCCTTTGGCTTTGCCACCTTTTGCCATGTACTTAGTGCCCTTGCCTTTGCCTTTAGCCATGCCACCTCTTTTCATACCTTTAGTGCCTTTCATATTTACTCCTAGTTTCTAGTATATAAACCCATGTTTTTTGTTTTACTTATCTTACCACCCCTTGAGGCGAATGTTGAAACATTAGTTGGCTTACCACCAACACCTTGTTTTTTTGCTCTTTTTCTTGTAACTGCTGATGCTATCTGTGATTTTGACATGTTTGCAGCTTTTGATGCTGGAACACATTTGGGATATTTTCTTTTAGCATCTGCTTTTTGTTTAGAGCGACCACATTTTTTGTAGCCACCACCTTTTTTTGGAGCTCCAATATCTACCCAATCTTGTGCAAACCACTTCGTTAAACTCATACTAGCTTCTAGGCATTTTTGTTTTCTTACGCCTGTCATTCATCATAGCACCACACCCTCTCGCTTGAACCATGACTGTGCCACCATTACTAAATTT